TTTATATAATATAATATAAAGAACCCATTTTTACCATTCTGGAAAAAGTCACAATGGTAGAAAGTTTTTTTACTTTTACTTTCTCGGAAGCGAATCTATTAACGCGAGAGCTACAACACCCGCGATGAAAAACATAACAACGTAATTACACTCTGTATTGTCTCTACCCAAAACCTTACTATGTGTTTTTGGTGATGGTGTTCTACTAGTAACAACCTCCATCGTCGGACGAACCCTGTTGGGGGTTGGTCTTTCGAAGGGTTCTTCATCTAGAGGACAATAAGCTATCATCTATACTATACTATGTTTACAAATTAATTTCGACTGACTTTTTCTTTCGACCACCACCTCTTTTAGACTTGGTCTGAGTAACTTTGACTTCTCGAACTTCGCCGTCTTCATCGGCGACGTCTTCTGATACTGGTGGTTCAGCTATATCCGAAATATCGTCTTCCATATCGATCTCGGGTTCTTCTCTTCTTTCCAAACTTGTCGTATTCATGGGTGGTTGTGGAGGCATCATTATATTACCCATGAGACTCGAAATGTCAAACCCTGGTCCTTGCATTTCGTGTCTCCCACCTCCACCACCTTCGTTCGGAACGTCGTTCGACGTGCCTTGTTGTTGAGATTTAGACACCGTGTTCTGAACCGCAGACATCATGTTCTGAACAAGTCCTGGGTTTTGTTTAATCACGTCGTTCATATTAGGCATGACTGATTTGAACATACTGTTCGTTAAGTGGAACATCATTGCCGAACCACCAAGCATCATAATGAGCTTAACTTCGGGTGCAACGTGCATTTTTGTCCTATACTTTACGTAAAGTTCCTCGAAAACTTCGTCGTAATCGTCAACGTTTTCCATAACATTCTCGGACCAACCGTCGAGTTGAATCTCGAACGGGTTATACTTTTTGTTCAAAAACTCGAGACCTGTTGTACACGCAATAAGCATGCGTCTCGAAAACTTTATAGACTTATCGACGTCTATGCTATATGTTATTCGCTTAACTTCGTTTCTAAGTTCATCTACGGGGGAATAAACATTTAAACGCTTGTTCACAGTAAACCCCTTTTTTTCCAAACGCCCAAGTTTGTTTACGAGATCCGCTTTTTCTTCGTCGATAGTTTTGTAACCAGGTGAAGGTTTTTCTTCTTCCTCTTCCATGACGTATCCTCCTCCCCCTCCCCCGTAGTCCATATCTGGTTCATTGTCGTATTCACCGTAATCGACAGGTTCTTCTGGGGGTGGAGCGGATGGTGGGTTTTGTTTATTCGGGTTCGCGAAAGAGTCTATATCTTCCTGAAAATACTGCGCCTGTGGCGGAACAAATTGTGTTTTTTGTCTAGGCATCTGTTTTCTAACAGGCTGGGGTCTAGGAACTTCTATTTCTATCTCGTTCATGAGTGCTTGTTCGTTATCATCTAGTTTCATAACGTTAGTATCGCCACGATTAAGAATAATCTCTCCGTCCATTACTCTTTATATTGAAACTATTATAATTTCTTTAACGCACTTTATAAAAAAATCTCAGTTCATAACAAATAATGAAACTCAACAACACAAATAAAAATGCTCTCAGGGCAATAGTCGTCATATTCGTAATCTTGTGGGTTCTTCAACTACTGAACCCAAAGAAAAGTTATTACAGCCCAGTAGAAATAGAGACCGTAAACGAAGGTTCTATTTTCGATCTCGAATCCAAGGAAGAGTGCCTCGGTAAATCGTACTACTCGGATAGCCGAGGCGGTGTTTGTGGGGGACAGGAAATGGTCAACGGACAATTGAATTATAAGATGAAGTAAAATCTCCGGTATATATAAATGGCTTTAGTGACTAGTCAATCAACATTACCTGATTTCGAATGTGAACACCACACAGTTGTACTCGATAACCTGGATACTACCAGTGATACTGACTTTACATTGTATTTACCAACCCCACTAGAGAACGTTGTTCAGGCACAGTTGTTAGCCGCGAGTATTAACACTACCGGTGATACTCAAAGGTGTATACATATAGGCATAGAAGAACTCAAGACGTACTTCAGTCAACGTGGTAAAAATGATCTTAGTGATGCAGATAATCACTTAAACGGCATTTTTGGTACTATTGTATGTGAACACAAATTACACGCAGCTTCAGGTGCTCAAAAAGCCGTATTTTTTAGAAATGAGTATCCAATCATTCAACAATATTATAATCCCATTCGAAAGATCGATAGATTGACATTCAATTTAGATAAACAAGACGGTTCAGCCGCAGACTGTGGTGACGCAGTTTTTGTTTTTAGATTTGTATGCAAAAAAAGAAATTTATCCTATGAATAATTTCAGGACGTTTTTTAACCTTTTCTTATTATAAATGTCTTCTGGTGTAGTTCAACTCATTGCCGTAGGTGCTCAAGACGAACACATTATGGGAAAACCGGAAATATCGTTTTTTAATTCAACATTTAAAAGGCATTCTAACTTTTCACAATCCATAGAAAAACAAACGATACAAGGAGCTGTGAAAAGTAACGCTATGTCATCGGTCAAGTTTACAAGGTCCGGTGATCTTTTAGGTTACACGTATTTCACGATACACAATAACACAAAGGCACTCGATATCCAAAGGTGGGATACTCTCATAGACAAAGTCGAACTGCTCATAGGTGGTCAAGTCATAGATACACAGGACGCTGTTTTTACGGAAAAGATCGCCATAGATACGTTTGCAAACAATATATCGAAAAGCGCCTTAGGTACACACCCAGGTGTAAGCGCACGTTCCTACTTCTACCCTTTACGTTTCTTCTTCTGTGAAGGTCCACAGTGTGCTTTACCAATAATAGCAATGCATTATCACGAAGTTGAAATTAGAATTTACTGGGGACCAGATGCAGGTAATTATGAATTTGATTGTTATTCTAACTACTATTACTTAGATAACGAAGAACGTGGTAATTTTGCCTCTAGAAATCACGAGTTAATCATTACCCAGGTACAAAAAAGTATTCCTTCCAGAGAACTCACACAAGAACTCACGTTTAACCACCCAGTAAAGTATCTCGCGTGTTCGGATACAACAACGGGTGGTGCACTTACATCCGATACAAACAAGATAAAAATAGAAATAAACGGACTCGATATATGCAATTTTAAGTTTGGTAAACCTCATTTCATGGAAATACCCAATTATTATCACACGACGTTTGTTACGTCACCCGATTTCTTTTTACACTGTTTCTGCTTATCAACAAGTTCACTTCAACCAACGGGAACACTTAATTTCAGTAGATTAGATTCAGCAAAAATTATAAGTGAGACCATGACCATTAACGATCCCATATACGCGGTTAACTATAATATACTTCGTATCGAAAATGGCATGGCCGGCCTCACTTACGCAAATTAAAATACACACCTATATTAAATGGTTAAAAACATACCTACCATCGAGCGGTCTACCAAAATCCGGTTTGGTAAACACGCTACGGACGACCAGGCTGAAAATACGATCGTTTTCAATGCCTCTAATGTAGCCATAGATGCTTCAACTGCAGGGGGTGTTTACATAACACCTATGCGAACAGTCGATCCGTCTGTACCAGAAATAACAGTTTTGAGTTATAACACAGTCACGAAAGAAATAGTCAACTCTAACACGGCGAGTGCTGATTTATTTAACGCAAATTTACAGTTTGTATCTCAAAGAGGTAACGTTACGTCGAATACTTTAGAATTTATAAATCCAACGACCGCGTTTGTAACAACTGGTAATGTCGGTATACAAAATACGAGTCCTACACACGCACTTGATGTAGGTTCACAATTTCACGTAACTGAAGGAGGTGAAGTACGCGTGGGTCCTTCTATTTTAATAGATTCTAGTGTAACTAATCAAATTCAAGTCGCAGGTAGAATAAATACAGATTCGATTACATTAGACCATATTGGTTTATCTAACAATAATCCAACTATAACAGGTTTAAGTCTAGGCTCGAGTACGTTTTTACAACACCCATCTGAATCCATAAATGCGTTTAGTACGACCGGTAATGTCAGTGCCGCATTTTACCACGGTGATAGTTACTTTTTATCAAACTTGACTCTAGACAATATTATTTTACAAGGTAATACAGCCGCTTCTAAAACAGTTGAATTTAATAAAAGTGGTACATCTTTAATCACGGCGAGTAATGTTGGTATAGCAAACTCTTTACCTGTACACACGTTAGATGTTGGTTCAAATTTGTTCGTAGACGAGGTAGGTTCAAACGTATTAGTTGTGACCGGTAATACGTATACATCTAGGAAGGCCTTAGTCGGTTCAAACGTGACTATTGATACATTAGGTTCCAATGTCGTCGAAGTTACGGGGAACACGTTTACCTCGAGAAAAGCTTTAATTGGATCGAATGTTACTATAGATACACTAGGGTCAAATGTAGTCGAAGTTACGGGGAACACGTATACCTCAAGAAAAGCTTTGGTTGGTTCGAACCTTGTTATGGATACATTAGGGTCAAACGTCGTCGAAGTTACGGGGAATACGTATACGTCGAGAAAAGCTTTAGTTGGCTCTAATGTTACTATAGATACACTAGGGTCGAACGTCATTGAAGTTACGGGGAACACGTTTACCTCGAGAAAAGTCCTCGTTGGTTCGAATGTTACTATAGATACTTTAGGGTCAAACGTCGTCGAGGTTACGGGCAATACGTATACTTCGAGAAAAGCATTAGTTGGGTCGAATGTTACTATAGATACATTAGGGTCAAACGTCGTCGAAGTTACGGGGAACACGTTTACCTCAAGAAAAGCTTTGGTTGGGTCTAATCTTATCATGGATACATTAGGGTCAAACGTCGTCGAAGTTACGGGGAACGTAAACGTATCGAATTACACGAAAACAGACTATATTACCGTACAAAAAGATGCACACGTAAAAGGTAACCTCCTCGTCGAAGGTACAACAACAACAATTGATACAATAAATACAACTTTCGGAGATGCCGTTATAAGTCTCGCAAACAATAACACTGAAACATCGACAGATATTGGTATTATCATGAAACAACCCAACAGTAATGCGAGTCCAACTGTAACTTTTAGAGGCGACGAAAAAGAAATAATGATCGGCTACACACTAAACAATTCTTTAGATACCGAAATCACACCCGATTTGGCGAACGTCATAGATTTACACGTTTACGGTAACGTAATAGCACAAAACAACATAACACTCACGTCGGGTGAATTAACAGCCATTACACTAAACGGTAACGTCGTTGGGAATAATGTAGACGTGATTACACTTTATGGCAATGTCATTGCAGATAATGTATACGTAACAAACAATATAGAAACAACGTCCGGATTCTTTAAAGGTGACGGTGGTATTCTCTCGAACGTCACTCTTCAACAAGTTACGGATGCGGGTAATACGACATCAAATACGGTTCAGTTTACAAACGCACACACGGCGTTTACGACCGATCTTACGTCTAATGTAGGTGTTAAACTCAACCAGCTCTCTAATGTCATCATAACAGACCCGAATGATCATAAAAGTTTACTTTATATCGATGGGAACTGGATAGACGATTATATAGATTTTACTTCCATAGAAGTAAAAGCGGGTGAAGCACTTTCAAAAGGTGATGTTGTTTATATACACGATGGTTCGGGAGATACACCCGAAGTAAGAAAAGCGGATTCATCGAGCGCTTCAACCATGCCTGCTATAGGTATTGTTATGGATGGTTCTATAAACCAAAACAATAACGGACACGTCGTTACTTTTGGTACGTTTGGTATGACGTTTGACACGAATTTTCAAAAAGGTGAAATACTTTATGTAAGTAACACCACACCCGGTGGGTTAATGAATACAGTCCCGTTTAATAACACGGATAAAATACAAAACGTTGGTATAGTTGTTAAATCCGGTGAGAAAATTCTTGTTACGGGTGTTGGTCGTTCGAATGATATTCCGAACGCAGAGGAAGTTTATGCACAGCCAACTTACGTCTACGTAAACAGCACAGGTAATGAACTCAAAAAGATACTCGCTTCAAATTTGAGTGCAAATAACCAAACTTTGGATATGGTTACGTCGTGGAGTAACTCGACGCAAAATACCATACAATCAACACACACAACAACCGGTTTCATATCGAGTGGTAATGTTCACGTTGGAAGTAATATTTTCATTTCTGGTTTAACGGATCCAACAAACAATTATCTAACAATGGCTGATAAAAATACAGGTGATCTTATTAAAGCACCTGTATATGTAACAACAGGAGGTAAATATGTTATAGATGCAGCAGAAGCCGAATTTACTGGTAATTTAACGTTTACTGGTAACGCAACAACTTTTTCATCAAATAATGTTGTTATACAAGATAGAATTTTTGGTTTGGGTGCAAATAATGCAGTTCACAACCTCGATATGGGTATTTTGATGGAACACAAAGATGATAGTGATTATGCCAATGTTGCTTTAATTTACCATGCAGATGAACATAGGTTTTCGTTAGGGTATACACAAAATACATTTACAGATGATCATATTTTGCATTACCAAGACCCTGACCATGTAATTACCTTTGATATACTAGGTAATACATTAGTTCAAAATAACTTAACTGTGGTACACGGTGATTTGACGGCAATTACTTTGAATGGTAATGTTGTTGGAGACACTGCAAATGTGATTACTTTGAATGGTAATGTTGTTGGAGACACTGCAAATGTGATTACTTTGAATGGTAATGTTGTTGGAGATACTGCAAATGTGATTACTTTGAATGGTAATGTTGTTGGGAATACTGCAAATGTGATTACTTTGAATGGTAATGTTGTTGGGAATACTGCAAATGTCATTACTTTGAATGGTAATGTTGTTGGAAATACTGCAAATGTCATTACTTTGAATGGTAATGTTGTTGGAGACACTGCAAATGTGATTACTTTGAATGGTAATGTTGTTGGAGACACTGCAAATGTCATTACTTTGAATGGTAATGTTGTTGGAAATACTGCAAATGTGATTACTTTGAATGGTAATGTTGTTGGAGACACTGCAAATGTCATTACTTTGAATGGTAATGTTGTTGGAAATACTGCAAATGTCATTACTTTGAATGGTAATGTTGTCTCTGATAATGTCGTTGCTACGAACGGAATATATGGTAATAT